GAGCATGTCTGATTCCAGAGAGGATCTTAGTCAGTTTTGAAGCTTTTGACATAGGAATGTAGATGGACGAAATTAAGACTCTCGTCCAAACAACCTCCCTATGGCAGTGTTGTCGAGCCAGGCTTTTAAGCCGGCCGCGATTTGCTCGCACTGGGTCTGAGTAAAGCCCGCCAAAGGGCGGTCAAATACCAGCCAAAAACTGAGAGTTTCGTAATCGTTGACAGAAGTCAACGGGTCCGGAACCACAGCTAATTGGTCCAGTCTCACCATAGAGTTAACTCGGTCCTTACCGATAGCTTTATGGGAAATAGTCATCTTCCAAGTACCATCAGCTTTGGAATATACGGATTTTGTTCCGTTTTCCAAAACCTGAATACGCGGAAGTGATTGGGCAACCGCATTGATAGTAACAGTTTGTGGATCGCCAAAAGCCATTGTCTAACCTCCAGAAGTATGGTAGTTAGGTGATCGCAGCTTACGGATTACCAAGCCGCAAGTTATTCGAAGCGACCACGAGTTAGGATCTTGCCGCTAAATTGGACCGAGATAGTCCTAAGGCAGCAAGAATTGACCATTGCCTAGCCGAAAGATCTTTCGGCAGCAAGTTAAAACCGAAGGAAGATGATGCACGTTGTCTCTGTTTGGTTTCGAAGAATCGATTCCATTCCAGATTAATGGGACGTTCCCAATAGAAGATTGAAGTTGCTAAAATCAATCTCCTAACGGAATGCCTCATAACGTACATATATCGGGACGCGACTCCATCGAGAAGCATATCATTTGCGAGGTCAATATTGTCCCCGACATTTGAAAACCAATCGATGAGCCAAGTCCACGGAGCAGACTTGTAAATGTTCGTTGGCGAGATCTCGGCCCCCCACACCTTTAAACGGCGCTGGAGGTCGTTCCATTGACTAGAATAGTCTTGGAGACTCGCATCGAACTCCGGGCGATAATACTTAAAAGAGCCCATAGCCCAGACGCGAACTAGCTTTTCTTCGCGAATGGACCACTGAGCATAAGCATTAGAACCCGAAATCGTCTGTGGCCTACACATGTCGTATGGGAAAGCACTAATATCGGGCGTGCAGCCCAAACTGGTGCCTCCCTTCTTGACAGTGGTCACAGTTTCGATATTGTCCATAACACGCTTCCGTTTAATCCATGAGTTGTTGTCTCGAGTAATTTGCTCGATATACTTCTCAGAATTTTGATACACGTCGTGAAATGCGACGAGATCATTAACGAACGGAACCCAACCAAAGTTATGGTTGAGAAAGTGGTCGGCCACCCCTTTCGGGGCGTCCCTGATGGATTTATACTTAGATCCTCCAGCGTCCTTCCAAGAATTATGGAAGAACTCGGAAGAAGTAAGCAACATCCTTGGTATGTCCTTCGCTTCGCGAAGGGCTACCGTCAGGCCAGCTTTCTCTAAACGGGGACGTAGTCGTGCGTACGCCTGCGTGCCATAGTCATCCAAAATGGGAAATGCATCAGTATCCCCCGGAAATCGGCCGATATTCTGCCAGAGAGAATCTGACATGGTATCAGTTGAACCGAATAGGGGATTACTGAAGCCTCCGGTGTATCGCCAGAAAAAGGAGGTATTTGAATCCTCCGGAACTGTACGATATGTGCCAGAGCCCTTGATTTCATTCTCGGGGCGGATTCCATGTAGGGATTGAAAGTTTCCACCATCACGATATCCCCTGTCATGTTCGAGCGAGAGACCAATGGTACTCTCTGAAGGCTCGAAGACAGTAGAGACGTCATCAATAACACGTTTTCTACGCATAATCGGGATAAAGGAACCCCTCTTATTACGCTTAAACATGGGTGAACCGTCTGCGTCCAGACGCGGAACTAATATAGTATGGTAACTAATATTAGAATGCTTCTTAGGACGGCGCTTCCGAGCAAGGTGAACCTTTTCGTTCGTCTTGTCCCAGCAGCGACGAATATCGGCAGGAACAGAGCCGCCACCACCAAGAATTTTGGTGGTTTCGACAACTTTTCCATCGGACTTACGGACTTTTTCCATAATTCCGATAACAATGGAATTGTTTGGTGGTTGAGGGGAAAGCTTTTCCCTAAATCTTAGCCGAGTGGATGACACATGAATACTCCTCCTTCGTTAACTAGAAGAGCACCAACGTAGTCCAGATCACAACTATGCGTATAAGCGCATTGGAATGTTGAAGACTACGAAGGAACCAAGCTGACTTTGAAGTCAACTTAGGAC